TATTGTCAAGGGGCTTGACGCAGTATGGGCGCATTTCTGCCCGTCAAAACCGTGCTTGCCCTTGTCAACTGATGGTACCGAAGTATTCCATACATTTTCTGAGCGGCCGTGAGCGCACCAATTGCGCCGCTGTGATGGCGAAGGCTGCTGTAATGACCGCGAAGTATGCCGCCCGATATTCCGGTGCAAACTGCAGTATCCGGGCAATATCATCGTCTACGATTTCCAGTTCTGTTTGAAAGAAAACCAATGTCCATAACGACAGAAGGAGTGACCACGCACAGATCCCCTTTACAGAAAGCCAAAGATACCACATTAAAAATGGCTTAGGAGGATGTACGCCGGTCACCATTATCGGAAAAAATACTCCCCCGAATCCCGCCAGAATTACGCGTGCCACATCCTTGGGATCAAATTTACAAAGTACATTTGGTATAGGAAAAAGGTGGAATTCACATATCTGCGCACCTGAAAGCCACGCTGCGATCACATGCCCCAGTTCATGTGTAAACGGGTACACAATGATCGCCGCCGCAAGACCGACCGCAGCGAGCGCCGCTCCTTTACATACGACTTTCATCACATCACCGCACTTATTCTGTCCAATTACCATACAAATAAATCGCTCTGTACAGTTTTTCCCACTAACGCAAAAAAGGAGGAGCCGCGCTGATGCGCGGCTCCTCCTTTTTATCGTCTCCTTTCCCGGCAGGCCCTATACCCCCAGCAGCTTGCCCCAGGTACCCTTCCCGGCGATGCCGTCCGCACCCAGCTTATAGGCGGTCTGGAACTTCCGCAGCGCCGCTTCTGTGCCGCTGCCGAAGTCGCCGTCCGCCGCGCCGCAGGCAAAGCCACCGGCGTTCAGCGCCGCCTGCAAGGTGCGCACATCCACACCGGTCATGCCCCTGCGCAGCACCCGCACGGCTGCCTGCACCGTCTCCGCCTGCGCGGGCTGCACAGGCACCGGCTCCGGGGTGTTCTCCCCCGGCACAAACTCAACACCCAGCGCCGCGCACAGCCCCTTGGCGATGGCCTCACCGATAACCGTGGTGCTGGCGATGATCCACGCCGCCACAGCGGGCACATCGTGGAAATCCACCTCGATATACACCGTGGGCGCGGCGGGATGCTTCACCTCGTACAGCGCGGGATACGCCCGCACCACGTCCGGAGATCCCGGCGTCACCGGCCCCAGCACATCCAGTACCTCCCGGCATGCCTTGTACCCGGCGCTGTTCCGGTCAGCATCGTAGCAGAAGATGTGCGTGCCGGTGGCCTTGCCGTTGGCGGCGTTGGTGTGGATGGGCACATGCAGGTCGGCCTTGAAGCGGTTGGACGCCGCCACGCGGTTGGCCATGGTGTCGTACTGTCCCACCATCACCTCCACGCCGGAGCGCTCCAGCGCCGCCTTACACGCCGCCGCGATGCGCCCGCACTGCACGTCCTCGGTGGTGTCGCCCACCGCGTAGGTGTTGCGCCGCTGGTCGCTGGGGGACAGATACACGCGCTTCGCCATGGTCACACCTCCGTCTCGCAGTTTTTCTTATACTGCGCCGTGCTGAGGCCCAGCAGGGCGCCCAGCAGCGCTGTCACGGCGGAGATGGTCATGGCCACCTGCTCGGCGTAGGGCCAACCCCACACCGGGGCCAGCGCCACATAGAACGCGCTGAGCGCGGGCAGCACGATCATCACGATCCACTTCATCACATCGTAGACTTTATTATTCAGCTTCATATTACTTTCCTTTCCAGCCTTCCGGCCTGTTACATCTTATGCATCGGCAGCCTCCGCACTTCCTCCATGACCCGCTTTGCGCTGCCGTTGCCGCCCATTTTTTCGTAGGGCGCGTACAGATAGTCGTTGAGATTCTCGTACTCGTCCTGCGTAATGTATCCGCGGTCGACGTACACCATGCCCAGATGCACAATGCGGTCATGGGCAAGCCCCACCAGCATCTTGCGCTGGGCGTCTCCCTTGTCGGCGCGTCTGGCCACCACGGCCCACAAGCCGCTGCTGGTCAGCACCGCCGCCACGAGGGGCACCGCGATCTGTACCCAGATGTCCACGCCTTCACCCCCTCACAGCTCCGCCGACAGCAGGGACACCGCGCCCGCGTTGAGGGCGGCGGCGGTCATGCCGTGGCTGGCCTTGGCGGCGGAGATCATCACGCCGTTGGCCCGCGCCGCCGTGACGGCGAACGTGAAGCCCGTCTGATCCGTGCCGCCCATAACGCTGCGCACCTTGAAATCATCCACAACGATGGTGGGCGTCGCCCGCATGGTCACGGGCAGCGGTACAAAGAAGAAGATGATGCCCGTGCCGATGATCACGGCCTGCACCAGATCGGACGACAGCGGCACCAGATACCGCTGGCACCGCGCCAGCTCCGCGCCGTAGTCGGGCAGCTGGTTCAGCACCCACGCGCCGCCGTACAGATGCGCCAGCGTCTGCACATCGCCCAGCTCCAGCTTGGCGGCGATGAGCTTCGTGCCCGCCGCCGTGACGGTGAAGGTCTTGGTGGTGCTGTCGTAGCCCACGGGAACGACGCCCTCCTCTGTCAGGGCGGTGGCCGTCACCGTACCCACCGGCGCGTCCTCCAGCACCTGCGCCATGGTGCCGTTGAGGGTGATGCCGTCCGCCCCGATGGTCACGGAGCCGCTGACCAGCTTCCACCCGTCCAAAAAGTACCCGGCGGTGCTGATGGTGCCGCTGACGCCCCGCTGATTCACCGGACGGCCAAAGTACCAGTTCCGCAGCAGGTTGGGGTTACAAGGAAACGCCTTGGTAGCAATGACGCTGCCGCTGATGGAGATGTTCTCCCCGGCTGTCAGCGCCTCTTGCTTGCCCTCCAACACAGCCTGTACGCTTCCGCCGCTGCTGGTTGGGATATCCTCCGCCGACAGGGACACGTTGCCGCTCTCGTCGGGGGATTTTTCGTTGACAGAGCTGACAGACCCCGCACCGTCGATGCCCATTCGCGTCACGGAGTAGCTGACGGCGGGGCTTCCGGTGTTGAACGTGGTGGTGACTTTCGTCCACAAATATTTGCCCTGCGGTACGGTGGGGATTGTCGTACTCCAACTGCCACTGGGGACAATCGTCCCGGAATCAGATACCATGTACTCCACCGTTGTACCCGTCACAGTGGCGGCGGCTCCGGTGTCTCCCTTTTCTCCCTTGATTTGATACCACGTGTATTGCTGCCAGTCATCCGGGGCTTCTGCCGCCGTGCCGGAATACACGCCCATCCACGCATCCGGCAGGTCGCCCATGCTGTGGCTGTCCGCCGTGGGCTGCTGGCTGGCGTATTTAATCCACACGTGGCTGTCATCACCCTTGTCGCCCTTGGCTCCGTTGTACACGGAGAAGTCAAAGAAAGTCCCGTCCGTGCGCGTAAAGCGGTAGTTGTCCACCAGCCCCACCGTGGACAGTTTTTCAAAGTTTGTCAGGCCGTTGCCGTTTGTCACGGTAAAGGTTTTCGTGGTGGTGTCGGCCAGCGTAATGGTGTAGGTGTCCACAAGCCCATCCGTACCGGTTTTGGCAATATTGGAAATACCGCCGTGACCGTCAGCCGCCGCCGTCAGCCAGTTTAATAGCGTCTGCCCTTGCAGGCGCTTTGCCGTGCCGTCCTGTTCCAGCACGAACATGTCTGTTGACTTGATCTGCTCCGCTGCTACCAGCTCGGATATCGCTTTATCAGCCATTGTCAGCGTCCTCCTTGTTCTCAGTATTCATCGCCGCCGTCAGCGCTTCCAGCGCATTGATACACGCCAACAGCCGGTCAAGGTTGCTTTTGCCCCGTACCTCCACACCGTTCAGCGTAGTGATGATGGCAGATAAGGTTTCTTTCATGTGCATTATTTCTCCCCCTCATACGGTCGCCGCAGCGCTACACGCACGGCGCTGGAATCGTTGTAGGCGTATTCAACGCCGATAACCTTCGTGTATCCGTCATAGACTGCCGTTTCGCCGCCCGCAATGTATTCCATGTGCCGAGTGTTGGCGGACGCGCTGAACGCAGTCAAAGCGTCTATCAGAGTCACACCCAGAATATCCACGTACAATATGCCAACAGACGCCAAACCGCAAAATGGGCAGTCATACGCAGTGCCATTGGCAATTTTGAATTTTGGCATAGCTCTACGCCCTCCCAATCACATAAGTTGCCGCATCTTTCTTCATCGGCCTATAACTGTCGCCGTTAATGATAAAATTGTTTCCCGCAACAGTTAGCGAGGATATTTCTGCGATAGCGGCGTACATCCTGTTCGTCCACAGCTTTTCGGATTGAACTTGCCCGGTTACGACCTTATTTGCATAGATCACATCCGCAAAGTAACCGTTGATTGTGCTATTACATGTGCTCGGGTAGACTGACCCGGACGTGATATGCCTGTTCACAATGGCGTCTGTTCCGATCTGGCCGCCGCCAACAGAAAAGCTTGCAAGTCCCGCTCCGTCAAAATACCCAGCGTTGCCGCCGTAGTCGATGCTCCCAGCCTGCACCGTTCCCAAAAATTTGCCGCTGTAGGCGGTCAGATTGCCGCTGCTGTCAACCGTGAAATACTTGCCAAGCTGGATACCGTTTGGGCCAAAATAAATGCCGTTGGTATTCGTGCCGCCCCATGCCTGGCCGTTGGTACTCAGATATCCGTTTTTGATCGTCAAGCCACCAATAACGCCGCTGGTGGCGGTGATTTTACCCGTAACACTCAGCCCGCTTTTATCGGCTTTCAGTACCGTACCGCCGTTGCTGGTCAGCGTCCATCCGTCCGCTGTCAGGCTCCATCCAAAGCTTGCGCCGTTGCCGCCGGTACGGCTCACTTTGGCGCTGATCTCGTTGGCCTGCACGGCCAGCGCCGCGCTCAGCGTTTCCGTGTCGCTCTGCCGTGCCGTCACCTCCGCCATGATCTGGTCGGCAAGCACGGTAAGGCTGGCTTTCGTCTCCTTGTATTGCCGCTCGATTTTCCGCGTGGTGGGCGATTTGTATTCGTACTTATAGTTGATTTTTTCGCCGCCCGGCGCGGACAGATTGGCCGTATACAGCGGCCCATGAGAAACGTCTTTCTGGTATATGCCACTGTATACGCTGCCCACCGATACGCCGTCCCCGATCTCGGCCGCTGGGTTCAGGTGCGCGTCACTGGCCGTATATGGTTGATATTGCCATCCGCGGATTTTGGCGAGAATGTCATTTGCCATCTTTTGCGATCCCCACGGGCATTCAAGCGTCAGCGTGCGGCCTGTGTCGCTTCCTGCGGAGTATTCCATCTCGTCAGAAACAACAATAGTCACGCCGGAATAGCCGTCAAATTCCTCCTGTTTTTCCAGCGAGGAGACAAACTTTCGCACATTCACAATGTCAGACAACGATCCTGTCACCTCCAAACGTAATGGCAAATCCTGCGTTGTCGGTCAGATACCGCGTCTCTTTCGGGATGTCCCAGAAGCAAACCAGCTGCAATTCGCCCGCTTCGCTCATAATAAAACTGCCCGCGTACATGGCCGCGATATAGCCCAGATACTCCCGGCAGGAATATGTAGTGTTGTACTGCACAGGATACGCGGCGGTCATCATGGCGGTGGTGCGGCTGTCAACTGTGACGTTCAGCGCCGCCGCGATTTCCTTCACAACGTCAATATCCTTCGCGGGCCACGAAAGCTTTGTGTTTGCCGGATAATCCTGCTCAGAGAACAAAAGCGCGTCATAGCCGTGGATTTGCAGCCACTTCACATCATCCTCGTCCGCGTCCTCATCGATGGAATCGGCAAAAAATATGCCCTGTTGCAGCCACTCCGAATGCCGCTCACCGTCTGTAAGCCGGGAATAGATGGAGATACGCGAAAGCCCCACGATCGTGCCGACAGGCTTCAGCATTTTTATGTTGCACTCACGGCTGATGCATTCGCCTACCGTTGGCTCGCTGCCGCTAAATATGCCTCCGCTGGTGGACACGTCCGCCAGCATACTTTCACCATATCCGCCGTCAGCGCCGGACGCGGACACCAGAATGCGCACGCCGCCGAAGGTGATGTAATCGCCGCTCTTGTCGATCAGCAGGCCGCTGTCACCGATGGAAACTCGCGTTTCTACGGTGTAGTTCCCCGTCAGTAGCTCGTGATACAGGGCAGATGTTGCTTGCATACGCCCTCCTTACTGCTCCACTAGCGGGAAGCTGATGCCCTCCCACAGCATTTCCCCCGTGTCGGGGTCTGCCGTGGCGATAGTGGCCGGTACGTTGTTGGAGTAGTACCGCGCCGAATGTACCGTATACAGCGGGTGCATGTTGGTTTCCACCGTCACAAACTCCGGCAAGATCAGCTGCATTAAAGCCAACTCGTCTTCCCGGTTCATGGGCAGACACTTCACGTTTGCCTTAAACTTAATGGCCACGCGGCCACGGTGCATGGTGGCGTCCATGGTGCGCCCCGCTTTGGCGCTGTCGATGTCATTGCGAGACCATTCGATTCCGTTCTGCTCCGTCAGGTGCAGGATGTCCACGCCGTTTATTTTAAAATAAGGCGCCGCCATGTATCACACCCCCAATGCCCGCTGATTCCGTCTCTGCTGCCGCGTGATCTCCGGGGACAGCACCCGCGCCAGCGCCGCAAGATCACCGGTAAACTTGATGGTAATTTCTTCGCCGCCGCTGCCCAGCTCCTCCCGCACGATCTGCCGGATCAGGTCTGCCGGTGCCTCGATGTTCGTCCCGTGCTTCTGGTCGCCCAGCACCGCCATAAACTCGCGGTTTGGCGGGATAACCGCGCCACGCGCCAGCGCAGGAACGTCAACGGCCCGCAGCGCAGGCATTGCCTGCATGTTGACTGCGGATTGACTGGAAAACGAGCTCTGCGCGCTAGTTTCGTCTCCGCCGGTAAAGAAGTTTACTACGCTGCTAAATGCGTTTGATATCCAGTCAACAGCACCTTGTACCCATGATACAATGGCGTTCCAGGCATTTCGCAATCCGGAAAGAAGCCCGTCAATCACTTTTCTGCCCAGATTTGACCACCACTCTTTTGTGAAAAACTTTGCTACGTTGGTGTTCCACCAGTTCTTGATATTGCCCCACATCCCAGATATTTTGTCTTTGATAAAGTCCCAGTTTGGCGCAATTGCTGCCGCAAGGCTCGCACCACCGGCAAGTATTAATCCCAATCCGAGAGGGATTCCGACGCCGGTAAACAACAGGATGATTCCAAGCACCAGCAATGATGCGCCGGCAATTGCTACAACCTTTCCGATCGGCCCCTGCAAAGCTGTTACAATGCTGTCCCAATTGAGCGCAGCAATCGCAGCTAATCCCGCAGCGCCAACAACCAAAAGGCCAATCCCAAGCGGGAGATTTACTCCGGTAAGTGTTAGCGTCAACCCAATAGCCAAAAGCAATGGTGTGCCAATTGTCAGCAACTCACTGCACACTTGCAAAATTTGTGGTTTCAGTGTGTCCCAATTTGCTGCCACAGCGGGAGCCAGTACGGCAGCTCCTGCAAGAATCAGCCCCAAGCCTACCGGGATGCTCACCCCGGAAAATGCCAGCAAAATGCCAAGAACCACCAACACAAGGCCGGTAATAAGTGCCGCCATACCCAGTGCTGTTCCCTGGAGCATTTCCTTAATCGCGTCCCAATTTTCGGTCACAGAATCCCATATGGCGATTGCACCCAGCGCCATAAGCGCAAGGCCGAGCGGAATGTTTGCGCCGGAAAACGTAAGGATAGCGCCAAGCCCCAGCAATGCCGCTCCGGTAAACAGCTCAACAACCGCGCTTAGACTGTCGCTGATTTGCCCGGTAAAGTCCGGCGCAATGCCGCCGCTTGTGTCAACGCCTGAACCCCCGCCGCTGTCCGAATTGCTTTGATCGTCCATCACGTTCAGTTCATCAAAGCCCGCCAGATATTTTGACGCGTCCTTTGCCGCCTTGCCCACGCCCTCAATGCTCTTTTTCTGGTCATTTAATGCTTTTGCACCCTGCGCTGATTTTTGGATCGTGGTGCCAAACAGCAGCGATACAAGCCGGGATATTGCGTTGACGATGCGCGTGATCACGTTTACCATCAGCGTAAACGCGGGAATGACTACGTTGATAATGGGCTGCGCCAGCGTCATCAATACGCCCTTGAGCCGTGCCACTGCTGCCATTGCCTCGTCGTTGGTCTTGATGGATTCCCACATGTAGTCCTTGATTTTACGCAGTGCGGCGGTTATGAGAGAAAACACTAAAACGCGCCTTGCCAGCGTGGCAATGTGCTTGCTCATCTTACCAATGCGCTGTTGGGCCGCTTCCGCCGCTTCACTCATGCCCTTTGTGCTCTTTCCCGCGCCTGCCAGCTGCCCGGCAAGCTCTCCCGCCTTTGACTGCATTTCCTCAAGCTTTGCGGTATCGGCCTTAACGGAGTTGCCCATCTTGTCGATTTGGTCATTCAGCTTGTTATACTCTGCCGTCATGGTCTTTACAGTCTTTTCCTGCTCTTTGACCTGCGCAGTGGTATAGTAAAAATCGGTGTTGTTCTGCATGTTGTAAAGCTTCCGGTTTGCTTCGTCCAACGCCGCGCCCAGCTGCTTGGACTGCTCAACCAGCGGGGACATGGTCTGTTGCTTGCCGGAAATCTTTTGATTCAGTTTGTCAATCTGGCCCTCAAGCTTTTTCAGCTCAGATTGCGCCTTTTTGTTATCGACCTCTGTTTTGATGATAATGGAGCCGTCAGCCGCCATGATGATCACCTGCCTATAAACTCATTGACATAAATGGTTTTGTGTGTTATCTTCGTATTGCGGATCAAAAAAGGAGGGTAACATGGGCATATTAAATAGCGGGAAAAAGGAAATTCGGCGGGTAAAATTATTGGGGGTGCGGGAAGCGCACGAAACGCTTATGTTTTACACTGTAAACTTTTCCCTTTATAGCTTTTGGGTCGAGTATACCGATGGGTCGACAGCGACAATTGAATGTTCCCCGGAAAGTCCAACCGGCAACAAGCGAAAGCAAAAACAGTTGTTTGATAAACTGATGTCTATTGCAAACGCAAAGCCAAGAGTTCAAGAATCTGTTTCGCGTAATACTGACGTTTCAATCATGGACGAGCTTCAAAAGCTAAACGATTTGCACGAATCCGGCGTAATACCTGACGGGTTATTCGAGGAAAAGAAAACCGTTCTTTTGGAAAAGTTGTCCGGTTTTGTGATTGCCGAGCGTGAATCGCCAAATTTGTTCATAACCCGCACGAAAGAAAGGCCGATAGGGGAAGGCAAAACAGTCTTGCTTGTTGACGGAGTTGAAGCATCTGTTGATTTGGATAAACCTGCATCCTTGTTCCTCGATTCTGGCGAACATTTTCTCAAGTTTAAGCGTGCGGCAGTCACCAGCCCAGAAATCCACCTGTTTGCAAGCAAATCCAAAAAATATGAAATCCTGCTTTCCCCCAAAATATTTAGCATTGATGCAGAATTGCGGGAAATAAGATGACCCCCCACAGCCGCCCTCTTTGGAGGGCGGTTTTTTTACGTCCACTTTCGGATAAAATCAACCTCCGCATCGGTGTACCGCTGCTTCAGGTCGATCATGTCTCGGTTGCGGCGATAAAACTCGCGGTCACTTTTGTCCAGCTGCTTGCCGCTTGCCAGCTTCTGCCGGATGCTTACCACCTGCGCAAAGGTGCAGTCTCCGCCGATTTCCTGATAAGCTGCCAGAAGCGTCCACCAGTGCAGATACTCCACCGCCCGGATTTCATAGCCGATCACGCGGTTGATGGGAGCCACCACAAGTGGGAAGTCCTGCTGCCAGTCCATGACCTTTTTCAGCTTCTTCCCGTTGTCCTCCTGCCCGCCGTTGATAAACCACAGACACCGGCTGATAGCCTCTTCATAGTCACCCTCGCGCATTTCCGCGAACTGCGGGTAGAAGATATCCAGCACCACATATGCCCGTTTCTGGTCGGTCAACTCCGTGTCGTTGATGGCTTCCAGAATGTCCAGAATCGCCCGGAAATCCGACCGTATCTCATATTCCCGCCCGTTGACCTCGACGGATTTCGGCAGCGTGTACGTCATTTGTGATACTTCTTGGTGTACTTGGCAATGCGCGGATCGTATGCCTTGCGCTCACGCACGACCGCTGCGTCGATCTCGTCCAGCAAGCCAAACATCAGGTTTGCCCACAGCGGCAGGCCGTCGGCAAAGGCGTATACGTTCATTTCACCAAACAGAGGGCCGCAAACGTCCGTACCCAATGCGGCGTTGATGATCTCCCGCATCTCGCCATCCATAATGCGGGCCTGCTCAAAAAGCTTGCGGTCTCCTTGCCGCTTTTCCACCTCCACGCGATATGTCTCTTGCTTGCTGTCCAGCCGGTCAAACACGTCCAGCAGTTTTTCCAGAAACACGCTGTCGGTGGGGTTAAACGTCAGTTGACACACGCCGTTGATCACATAGGTTTCAAGGCCGGTCGCAAGGGTAATTTCCTTCATTTTTGCATCTCCTTTATGCGGTGGGGCGGTTGCCCGCCCCGTGTGTTACTCGTCCGCTGTAAACGTCACAGTGCCGCCGGACACCGCCGCCGTGCCGGTGGTTCTGGTGCCGCCGTATGTAACGTCATAGGGCATGCCGATAAAGCCGCCGCCCTCGCCGCCAAGACTGGACGGCTTCACCATGCAGGAGCTGTAACGCTCGGCAAACATTGCCGTTCCCTCGGTGCCAGCGTAAAGATGCACGATCAGCACATCCTGATTGGCCAGCGCCGCCGCGTTCTGCTCCTTCACCGCAAGGTTCCAGATTTTCACAATGGCCGCGTCGCCGGAATCCAGATTGCTGGGGTCGAAGGTTTGCGTAACAATGGGCTTCTTCATGGTCGAACGGGTCACGCCCAGAATGTCCTTGCTGGAATCTTCCTGCCAGTCGTATTCCATGCTGGAATCCGTGACACGGGTGCCAAGCGGTGACCATGTGGGGGCCGCGGCGCTGGCGCCGGTATTCAGATACGCGATCAACAGTTCGCGGTCTACGGTCTGGCCGGAAGTGGTGTTAAAGGTCAAATCTGCCATTATACATTCACCTCGTAATTCATTTTCATAAGGATTTGATGATCCTCGTCCCCGTTTTCATACATGGCAAACAGGGAGGATCGCGTGGTCGGCTCCATGCTGATAACGCGCTTGTCATCGCCAATGTCGGGCTTCTGACCATTTGCCCAATCCCCGATAGCGTTCAACAGCTCGTCAGCCTTAAGCCGTTTGTCGTTGCTGTTCCCCGGCTTCACGCGGTAAATGATCTTGAACTGATACTCCGCCACATAGCCGCCGGTGATGTACTTCCGCACGATGTAAGCCGCCTGGATGGTCGACATCGCCATAGCGGAAGTGTCGGCGGGAAGAAACTCAAAGCGAATAAGGTCGACTGGCAGCTCCGGGTATGTGTTCAGCCACACAAGCAGCTTGCGCGATACCTGATCCTCTTCCGCCGCCGGCACGGCCTTTTTAATCTTTTCCAAATTTCTTCACCGCCTTATCTGCCACCCGCACCCACTTCTCCACGTTCTGCGCTTTGGAAGCATCAAACCAATGTGCCTGTGCCTGCGGATGCATTGTTGTGTTAAATACAAGATTTCGGTCTGTGACCACCTTGTGCCCGCCCTTTGGGGCGTATGTGCTGCCGGTCGCCGGGTCTACCATTACCTTACCGTAGTACAGGAAGCGGGCGTATGGGCCTGGATAAATGACCTCGTTTCCAACCACCCGTGTTCTCTGCGTCAGAGAGCCTGTAAGCGCAGGCACAAAGGGGATGGTATCTTTCATCACCTGTTGCGCTAAAACGCTTTCAGCGCGGTCACAGGCCCTTGCAAGCTGCCGCTTTACATCGTCCATGCCGGACACGTCAACAGAGAACTTGAGCGACATCTCATGCTCCTCCGACTTCCCAGTGTCTCATGTCCACGCTGCCAAAATCTTTCTCGTCCACTTTTGTCACGTTGTAGCAGCCGTCCTGTGCCATAGCCACGTCCTCTTTGTCTGTAACAAACTCGCCTTTCACAAAGAACGTCAGCCCGCCGTTACCGTTCACAGACAGCGTCCACAGCCCGGACTTGTCCGCCGTTGCAAGAAACGCCTGCGGGGGCGCGTAAGTTTTGGCCTTGCCTGTCGTGCCGTCCACCGCTTTCACGGAAAACGGAATGTACAGGTTTACCGCGTCCGCACTCTCAAGTCCGCTTTCACGCACGTTGACCGCCTTGCTGGCTTGCAGCATAACACCGCGCAGGATGGTCACATACAGCTTTGTGATTTCATCAAAAGTCGCCGGGTCAGTCTCCTGCACGGAGTTGTAGACCGTTATAGTGTGGGGCGCGTACAACCACAGCACCCCCCTCCCCGATACAGCAACCCGGTATGAGCAAGGTATTCCATGCACGTTTCCGCAAGCAGTTTCTTTGCCCCGTCTGTCGCATTGAGTGCAGACAAGGCGGATTCCCCGCCCGTTGCAAGTGTTCTGGAATAGCTGCCTACCGTTTCGCTTTTGACTTCCGCGTCATTTGCCGCAGCGTTTGCAAGGTTCTTCACGGCAAGCGCCTGCGCCGCCTCGATGACCGCATACTTGTCAACCAGCGCGCAACAGCACATCTTTACCGCATCCAGATCAGCGTTGTCTTGCGCTCTGTTGCGCGTGTAGTAATCGAGGAAGGAGCTGGCGCGGACAACAAGACGCGGGAAGACATTTTCACTCACAGCGCCCATGTAAGTGCCAGAGTAGTATTCAAAGTCTGCGTAAGTCATCAGTGCCCTCCTTCCAAAACTGCGAGAATTTCAGCCTTTTTCATCGAACTGCTGACCCCTTTCACCCCGTTTTCATCGGCATACGCAAGCATTTCAGCTTTTGTCATGCCGGAGAAAGCCGGGGTGTCAGGGTCAGGCTCATTCAGCAGTTCAGTTAGCCCCCCACTGCCGGAGTGATGGAGCCGACAACCACGCCGTCAATGCGCTCGGCGAACAGCACCATGCCGTTGATAACGGTATCGGATGCGGTCATGTTGGTGTAATCGGGTTCCTCGTGGATGCCGATATAACCGGTGGCGTCGGTTGTGAAGTTGAACACCTCGCCCAGATCTGCGCCGTTCACAGGGATGTAGTACAGGACGATGTTGTCCTTGGCGGTGGCGTAAATCTTGCCCTTGGGGACGCTGGAGTTCAGAATCACAGTGCCCAGACCGAGAAAGTTCTCGACATAGGTCATGCCAAAAGCGGTCTGCAGGGTGATGTTGGCAGTTGCGAGATAGTCCGCAACGTCCAGCGGGTTCATGAAATACACTGCGCCGATCTCGTCATCCTCGAACAGCACCTGCAGCTGGCCCCATGCCTGAGCCAAGGTCGCCTGGAAGGTAGCACCGCTGGCCGTGCCAGTACCGGTTGCGAGGAAGCCGAAGAAATCCTTGCGGATACCTTTCTGCACGTCCTTCAGCACTTCATCGGTGGTCATTTCGACGGCCTGATCGTAGCCGCGATCAGTGATTGCCTCGGCAGAAGTGGCCTTACGCCACTTCTTCAAGGTGATCTCCTTGTATTTCACAGGCTCGGTCTTGTACTTGCTCAGAGGGATGGTCTCGCCCTCGGCCACAGCGCCGTCTTCCAGAGTGCCGATAGCCTTGTAGCTCTTGAGCACAGTACCGGCCTGCTTGGCGATCTTGCGGGTAACGCCCAGAGCCTCCATCAGCTTCTTGATGGAATAACCGAACATTTCGGTAAATTCGATTTCGCGCACACGCGCGAGGTCAGCTTTCTTAATGAGCTTAGGATCAGCAGCCATTTTTATTCTTCCTTTCTAAACATATCCATATTTGCGGCGATTGCAGCCCGCCGCTCCGCTCTGTCGGTGATCTTCATGATCTCGTCTTTGGTCATCGGCTTCCCGCCATCGTTAAGACGACCGCCCATGTCCACGCGGACGGATGCCTTGGCAACAAGCCCCTTATAGGTGCCATCCACAAGCGCATCAAGGGCCTTAGTGTCCTTGATTTTTTCACCGTCCAGCTCCAGCGCCGCCATTTCCTCTCCACATCCGCGCATGGCGAGGTCGAGATTTGCGCCGGTGATGTTTTTGCTCTCAAAGTAAGCACGCACGGCCTTTTCTTTCGCCGCCTTGCTTTCCTTTGCCGTGACGCCGGATTTATAAGCTTCAAAGTCCGAGTGTTCCTTCTCGTACTTTTCCTTATAGCCGCCGTCACCCGCTGCCTTGAGGTCATCCAACTGCTTCTGGACGCTTGGCAGTATCTCCGCATCGGCCTTGTATCGGCTTACATCCGCTTTCAGACCGTCCACAGTGTCGGTATGCGCTTCGATGATGGTATCTACCTGCTCATCAGTAAGGCCCATACCCTTCAAAAGTTTGCGTGTAAGTGCCATGACACTATCTCCTTTTCTTTGGCCGCGTTTCTTTGCGGACGATAGTTTTTATAAAAACCGCTGTGCTTCGCGGGTTTTACTTAAACAAAAGAGCCAACCGGCTACAAATCGTAGTCAGTTGGCTCCTATTGCCCTTTCCCACGCCCAATTACGCGGGAGTTGAATATTTGATTGTTTTTTTGACTTCTAACACGATGTAACCGTCACCCTTGCGCCGGATCTCCACATCGTTGCCGCGCCGGATAATAGCCTCGATGGTCTGCATCAGTTTATCATCCATCAGCCCACCCCGATTTCTTTCAAATACGCTTCATACTCATAGGGGATGCCAATGTCATAATTCTTGTAGTAATGCAGAAACTCATACGGGAAGGTGAATTTACCGTCCCAAAACATACCTGCGTGAAGTTCTTCGCCAGTAAACATATCAAAACTGGGCAACGATGTCAGTCCGGCATCAAGGGAGGAAATGTGGCTTAAAATCGCTTCTTTTGGGATACTATTTTTGTATTTCTTATAGTCTTCAAAATTCTCAATAGAATTCTTGTATGGCAATCCTTTAAAAAAACCGAAATCCATGTCACTTTCTCCTTCCTCTTTGATTTGGGGTAAACGGCAAAATATTTCCTTCCCCATGTGTTCCTACTTTCAGTACGCCAGCACCGGAAATAAAAAGCACATCGTCTGGGGCTTTCACTTCAACGCCAAGTGCATTTGCCAGCTCTTCTGCAAAGCAATAATCGTTTTCCATGCGTGCGCCTGTGCTGCAAGATAGCAAACGAACTTTCTGGCCATTCCACCCTTTACTATGCCGAATGACTGCGGCAAGTAAGCGCGGTGACATATTGAGTTCTTTTGTACCAAATCCGACTGCCGTCTGGCTTCCGTGCATAGCGACGTCAAAATACGTTTTAAGAGGTTTTACCCTTTTAACGTTTTCATTCAGCGGGTCACCGTCCGGGAAGCAAGCAAAGCCATTTTCCAGCTTCATTGTACGTCTTTTCACAATAGAATTCAAGTTATCTCTTGCGTCTGCGCCGAAAAACTTAAGAGTGTCTCTATCGTCTTTAGCGTAAGCCGCTGCCACTTTTGCTCGTTGCGTTTTTATGGAATTTGCCGCTTTGATTGTTGCGTCATCCGTAAAATAGACGCGCATCCGCTCCGGTTGCTCCGGCAGTCCAGCTTCCGCGCTGAACGCCTTGTATTTAGCGTTTAGCCGCCGTAGCCGTATGTTTACCGCTGTCTCGTCTTCATGCAATCCTGCGGCTTTGTAGGCGGCTTTCTCGCGCTTGAGCTTTCGAATCTCCCGTTCCACACGCCGCTGCATTTGCGTTGCTTCATACGCTGTGTATGTTTTTCCGTCGTAGGTGCATCCCAGTCCATCGTCTATATGCTTGAGCTGGTCTTCAGTGTATGTCCGTTCAGAAACACCCTCCACCCACGGGAACCGCCTGTGTCGGCAGTTTGCACCTTCCAGACCATCAACAGCACCAAGACCGCAAACCTTATAGATGCTCGGGTAAATATCCCCGTCGCGGACACTGTAAACCTTTCCCTGCCAGTTCTTATGGCTTGACCACGGAGACGGCCCCGGCTTGTCGCGCGCGCCGGAATGGGCAGAAACCTCAAAATACGGTGTCTCAAGATATTCCGCGGATTGCTCCGTGTACTTTGCGCAGATTTGGGAAACGCCTGTCATTACCGCCCGCCGCGCCGCCACATCGATATGATCTCGATGGCCGCTCTTGTAGTCAACGACCTTCAAGCCACTGTCCGCAAGCTGCTTTACCGCCGTCTTGATTGCCTGATTGTAGTTGATCGCGCCGCTCTGCACCTGCATTACTGCATTATCCAGCGCCCATTGGTATGCTTTGGCAGGCGGAAGCATCGTGCGTCCAGCGTCCACCAGGAATCCCATAGAAGCGGTCAAGTTTCGAAATGTGTCAATCGTCTGCTTTTTGATTGCCGCAACTTCCGCATCGTCAACCAGTTTTCCCGGCTGTGTGATGTGCGCAAGGTTGATAAGCTCTGTGTAATACTTCTGGTTACGCTCTACCACATCATCAAGCAGCTTATCCAGCTTTGTTTTGCTGATGCCGGAAGTTTCAAGAACTGCTTTCTCAATCTCCTTAAGATCAATTCCGTGGGAACGCAGCGCACGGATTGCCTGCACTGTTACCTCGTTCAGCTCATCCGCAGCTTTCAGCCGGGAGCAAATTTCATCCAGCAGCACAAGCTCAAGCGCCCGAAACAGTTCTGCCAGACCCTCCGGAAGTGCGTCAAGCAGAGCAGGGTCAAAAGGGTAAGGACGCATTGGCCGTCACCTCACTCGATATCTTCTTGCGGCTCTTTTGTCATGTCTTGCATCTTGGGAAGCGCCGCCTTTGCGGTGGCCTCGTCCTCGTTCATCCAGCGCATACGGAACTCCCAGTCGTTCATGATGCCAGCGTTAAGCAACTGCACATCGCGGTTAAAGTCCTGCCCCTTGTCTTCAATGATACTGTCATCAAAGTCAATGGAAATTTCAACTTCCTCATCCAGCCCGGCGTTCATAAACTTATTTCCCATGCGAAGCAGGGTGCGACACAGCCCTGTGATCGCTTGCTCGAGCAAAATCTCATGCTTTTTAATAGTCCGGAACAATGTGCTGTTTTCGCTGATGACTTGCGTAGCCGTTGCAATACTGCCTCGGTCAAATTTGTAATGGTTTTCACCGAATCCGCACTTGCTCGACAAGATGTTCAGCATATCTTGCATACCGGTGTTAAACTCCGCTGTGCGCAGCGTCATGTCGACCTGTTGGAGGATGCTGCCATCACTTCCTCTGTCTTCCGGCATAACATAGTATATGGTCTCACGCTTGTCGAACATAGGGCGACCGTCAACGCTTTTAATGGCCTCCGGCTGCACCACAATGCGCTTCTTGCCAAGGACAAACTCGTTTACATAGCTGTCGTATGTAATATCAACGCCCTTTAACTGGTCGATGGCATACGCAAACACTGCAACGCCCATCGGGTTAAACTCATCGGAATTCGCAATGTTCAGGCGGTCGATAATAAACTGCGGCTTGTCGCTCCCTGTGTGAACGACAGGCGGGATCGTTTCAAAGCCCCGCACGCTGGCCAGCGGTACCTCATCTGTGCCGTACAGGTGGTTTTCAATGTCATACTCGCCGCCGTTCAGCCGATGAACCTGGATGTAAGTGTACTCCGTATCATTAACCCTTTTTGTTGACGCAAAAGCGCACTCTCGAATGACTCCGTTATCCCACGTCAGCGGATAGATGTTCCCTGCACTGACATAATTGATTCGAATTCGACCGGCGTCCACAATCTCCGATGTGTCCGGATTGATGCTCATGCCCTCGACCGTGGGGACATAGGCAACAGTTCCTACCGCAGCTTTCCGCTCCTGCGCTTCGTTGGCCTTTACCCGCCAATTATTATCTGCAAGGATTGCGTCTACAAATTCCTGCTCTCGTTTCCCCTCAAGGGTGATGTTCACACGCTCATTCATCAGCAGGTTTGCCCAGTCCTCGCAGACCTTCTTGCACATGTTGACAGAATATCTATGGCATTCCAGCTCTTCGATGCCGTTCCACACCGTATAGCTGTGGAAGTCCTTAACATCGCCGTCATACCAAGATCGCCATACACCGATCAACGAGTAAAACTTGCTGTCGACCGTATCAAAGCCCAATTCTACTAATGCTCTGCGGATATTCACTCTCTCACCATCCCATCATGTGACCGGCACGCTCCAGGTCTTTGTAATATGGCTCAATGCTGTACTCAAAGGCATCCAAACTATCGATATCGGATGTGCCGTCATCCAAGCGCTCATCTTCAAACCTATCAGGATCATAAATTGCGGTTTGCAGCGCGTCGATCAGATGCGGGCAGCTCCGCGAAACCTTAAAGCGTCCCTGCTTCATCAGCAGCACCACCAGCCTGATTCTGTCTGTGATTTGCATTTTCAGCGCGTTCTTAACCTGCGTGCCAATGTGCATTTTCTGCGCGGTATGATCTAACCCACGAATCAATACTGTTTCCGCGCTATCTGCTCGTGTCTGACTGTATCCATACTTAGCCGTCACCATCTGGCAAAATGTGGCAAAACGCCGATTCAGGGCATCAGGGTCAATCTCCTCGTTTTTGATGTATTCCTCTTCCAACGCAACAACGCGAAAGTCCTTTGTAATACCGGTCGCCTGGAACTTTGTCGCAGACTTTGTGCCGCCGAAGTCAACGCCAATAGAAATAACGGTAAACCTTGTCCCGTTTTCTTCTGCCCATTTCAAAGGATCGTCAACCAGATACTTCTCCGTGTTATTGGCGAAATCCTTATATACCACTCCCTCCGCCGCCACCCACAAGCCGCGAACATAGCGGTCATAGAAAATACCGGCATACATATTTGCGTAGCGCTCAAGCGTTCTCGCACTCAAGCCGGGGTTATCTGTCATCTCGAAGTGAAGATATAGCGTATTCCGTTCGCGGTGTCGCTTAATCCACTCCTGATAGAACCAGTGATGCGGGCTGCCGGGGTTACAGGAGAACCACAACCGCGCACCGTCAACGGAACAACGTGCAAGCGCCTGTTCCACAAACGAGCGCGGCATCAGCACCACCTCGTCCAGCAGCACACCCGCCAGCGTGCGGCCTTGAATCAGCGTATAGCTGGCCTCGTCCTTGCCGCCGAACACCTCAAAGTAATTCGTCACGGCGCCGCGCCGCACTTCCATCACCTTGTCGCCGCGCCGCCAGCGGATAATATAGCGCTCCTTTGCAAGGCTCATCGCCGTGAACGGAACGATGATGTTCTTGGTGCAGCTGTCCACCGTGCGGCCACACACACCGAAGCGCTGACCGCTGAAATTCTCCATCGCCCAGCGGACGAACGCCCACATCATGATGGAGGTCTTGCCGGAACGCACAGCGCCGTCGCAGATCAGCGCGTCATACTTGGAATAGGGGAAAGCAAGGATCTTCTGCTGCTTCGGGCTAATCATCGCTCTCCAACCCTTCTGCCATTTCACGCAGGCTCACGCTCAATGCGTCATCCTTTGTGTTGTCCGTCGGCAAACCCAGCTCAACAATATCACGCTGCCCAAGGTACTGTTTCCCCAGCCAAATAGCCATGCTTGCGTTCTTTGCCGCAAGCTGCCACTGGCTCCGACGCAGTGAAATTTTCCCAGCTCCGCGCTTTTGCTTAAATACCTCGGAAAAACTGGCATGATAGGTGCGTTTACACCAGCTGTCCAATGTTTTATCGGTCACATCAAACCAACCGCAGATTTCTTCAAGCGTGCATTGCAGGCCGCAGAGGTTTTCGAACTGCTTCTGGTCTATTTCCTTTCTTGGCCTTGCCATACGCGCCCTCCTTTCTCTGCTGGCGTTTAATAAACTTCTCCATGTCCCGCTTCAAATTCGGGCTGCTGGTTTTGGCAATAATCGCCTGTGCTTCTTCTTCAATCTCGCTCTCGCCATACAGGCAAGGCTCATGTTTCCACTGGAAATCCTGTCTCCCCATCACATGTGAGCAGCAAATCCATTTGTGCCCCCCCCACGAGCGTCTGTACGTCTGTCAAAGACGTGCTATCTCCGCACATAAGGCGATGGTCTCCAAGCTGGTACACATCGCCAAGTTTACTCTTCGGCTCTGCCGGTAAAACAGGATCGTAGTTGTCCTCTACAACTGACGTGTCGAGTTCATCACGCAGCCCCCAATCAAAGTCAAACGCCGACAAATCCAGCCCAGGCAGTTCATCAGCCAGCAGGTCAAAGTCCCAATCGCTCTCGTTGCTCTTGTTATCCACCAGACGAAGAGCGTGCACCTGCTCCGGTGTCAGATCGTCCACGCAGACGCAAGGCACTTCTTCCATGCCCAGCTTCTTTGCCGCCATAGCGCGGCAGTGGCCGATTACAATCACACCGTCGCGATCAATCACAATCGGCTGCACAAAGCCGTACTGCTTGATGCTCTCCGCAACGTTGTTAATCTGCCGCCTGTCATGCTTCTTTGCGTTGGATGCATACGGAATAATATCTGCAATCGGTTTGTTATGGATAACCATAAGTCTTCCTTTCCTGACGCAGCGGCCTCCCACCACTGACCTTTGTCATTGCCGCGTCCTTCCCCGGCTTTCGCCACACCTGTATTCACGTCTTCCCTGGGACACATTACAAAGAGGTGCAGGAAGTCCTGTTTTATGTAAGCAGACTTTTTGGGACGCATCCCTTACAGATGTCTGCCAGCGCATCGCCTGTTGTTTTACACAATCGGTCGGGTGCCGGTGCGGATGGCTACTGACCTACACGACGGCCTTGCCCAAAGGCAGCCGCCACCACGCCGCTTCCACATCTACTGGTTTCGCCTCGGATTTTCGCCGCACACGCCGGCACCCGAACCAACCACGGAACTTTTCAGCCCTGCGCCGGTACGTCGGTCGCATCCGTTCATCTTTACAAAGCCGGTGCCAGCCAATACATAAATTCCTTCGTCCTGCCGCTTTCGTACAGCGCACAGAAAAGACCACTTCCGCAGGCTTACGCTCCGTGCGGCTGCGAGGCAAGAGGTCACGCCTATGGTGCAGACAGCAAGATTTGAACTTGCGAACCCGAAAATTCTTCATATCGGAGCTGTATCCACCCAGCTTCTGCCTGCATATTGCTCCCTCCGGGCGGAGCCGAAGCCCCGCCCATCAGGAAAGAAGGGTGAAAAGAAAAAGAATGGAGATGCAGAGTTTGCCCCTGCATCTCCCATGATAAAGTGCGTTTTTTCAATTTTTCCACTTTTAAGTGGAATTTTCAAAATTTATTTTTCTGCAATATCTACCACGCAGGGATAGTCCGTCCTTCCCATCAGATAGTCCACCGACACGCCGAATTCATCCGCTATGCTCTTCAGCGCGTCCATCGTCGGCTTCGCCGTGCCCAGCTCATACCGGCGTATGGCGTCCGAATTCAACCCACATCGCTCCGACAGCACATACCGCTTCAGTCTCTTTCTCTCCCGCAGCTTTCTCAGCCGTTCCGGGAATTCGCTCATGTCAGCACCTCCTCCGGGAAAAACGTCTCCCGCACGCCCTTGCACTCCGCCACGATGTATCTACCTTTTGGATGCACATACACCACCGTCGCCTTGCGCACAGGGTACAGATTGTCCTTTGTCGCCCCGGCGCCGGGGAACGGCTCCGGCATCGTCAGAAACCGCGCACGCACGATATCACCCTTCTGCATTGGCTCCGTCCTTTCGTTCACCGTAGGAACAGAAGTCCTCCGGCTTGCGCTTCTGCCATGCCACTGAGTGTACGTTGCCGTCCGAGTAAATTTTCAGGCAAACGCCCATGTCGTAGTGCTTGCAGTCCTTGCAGCGCACCACGGCCTCTGCGTCTACGGTGGGGAGTTGCTCTGCATACTCCAACACCGTCTCAATGCCGTTGATAAAATGCTCGTTGGCGTGTTCTTTGTCACAGCGGTTCGCCCGAATGGGAAACTCTTGCAGTTTGTCACCATCAATCAGCCCCATCGTGGAAACTGTGTGTAAGCCGCTTCACCTTGTACTCGCTGGCTTCGCTGTCGCATTCAATTTCCTTTTTGCAAATATCGCAAAAGACCTTGGTCATCACATTTCCCTCCATCGGCCCCCGTCACAGGCGCCCTCGTGTGCGTGTTTGTACTTCCCGCAGTATTGGCATAGCTCGTTGATAAGTGCTTTCCGGTCTGCCGCCAGCTTCTCGTTTGCGGTCATCAAACTACTATTGGCACCATCCAACTGCGAAATGCTGTCGTAATGCTCCTTAAGCTCTTCCCGTGTTTTCAGAAACTCCGCGTTTCTCATTATTAGGTCGCCTTGCAGCTTTGCGATCTCCTCCGGCGTGTAGCCAGTGTCCTCGTACTGTTTCAGCCGCTCCCACGCCTTCCGCTGGGAGCAATACCCATCTTCGCAGAAGCTGCCGCCTGGTGTCTCTGTACACTGTGCAATGTCACAGAATCTTCCCTCAAATGTCAGCCTGTCCATCGTTCTCCTCCTTCTCCCACCGGATTTTCATTTGTGCCGGGTATAGGTCAACCTCCGGTCTGCGCTTACCCGTCCAACGCAAGCCGCCAGCCTGTCCCACGCATTTCCACCCGCTGGCTTTCAGACTTGTGCCACTTTCGCTGTCCAGTATGTAGGTCACAAGCCGTTTGTAGCCCATCGCCCGTGCCGCCCGCCAAGCAGCGGCGTACAGCATAGAACAAGCATTGTAGGTGCCATCTGTGCATAGCCGGTTGACCTCCAGCGTCCATCCGTCGTCCAGATGCCGGCTCACCGGTCTGCCCACAATGGCAACTCCCACGATTTCCTTTCCGTCCGTGCAGCCGATGGAGAACTTGTGTCCCACCACCGGTTTATGGTGTCGGTGGTGCTGCTCCACAAAGGCGTTCGCCTCCTTGAGCGTCATCGGGCAAACCTCAAGGCTCATTTTTGCTCCTCCTTTACCGCCACGGCCTTTGCCAGCTGTGCCATGCCCTGCTCCATGTCCTCTATCTGCTTATCCCGCCGTGCAATGGCGTCCTTCAGGCTGTCGTTTGCTTTAATCAGTGCCTCGATGTGCCGCTGCTGGTTCTCGATCAGGTCAGCGGCGGCGAGGTCTAACAGGTTGCGGCAGTTGATTCCATCACGCATCGGGCACTTGTTGCATTCGTCATATTCTCCACCGTCACAGCACCGCAGCGCGGTCACGATCTCGTCTCTTGTCATGTCAGTCCTCCTCGCCAAATGGCAATCATGCTGGGAAACGGTGCCGTTCCCATCGGCTTCCCGTCCAGTTCAAATTTCAGTCTGCCGCGCAGGAAGCGGATCTCTGCCTTGCCCAGAATGTAGTCGTGAAAACTGGCGCGGTCAGTCCGCGCCGGGATCAGCAGCACCACCGTTGTGCCCGGCTTCTGTCCCTCACGGCAGCACTTCTCTGTCCACAGCCCGGTTTCTTTGCTCCCGTATGGCGGGTTACAAAACACCGTTTCACCCCCCCAGTTTTGCCGCAAACCATCATCGTTTTGCGTGAAATACCGCACGCACTTGTGGTTGCCATCACTGGCGGCAGCGTCCAGCGTGAAATGGAACTCTGCGTCCAGCTCGTCAAAGAGCTTTTGCGGTGTCTCCCAGAAATTATTGTCACTTGAAAACAAAGCGTCGTTCACCATGTCATTCCTCCTCACATTGTCGTTATGGTCACGCCACACCACTCCGGCAGGTTAGCACGCACCAGCGCGGACGCCACCGGCGGACACACCGCATTGCCGCACCGCGCTACCTGCGCGCTCTTCTTGTACTCATTGCCCTCGTAATCGCGGTCAATGATGTAATCCGGTGGGAACCCCATAGCGTTGTACAGCTCACGGGGAGACAGCATCCGAAGTCCAATATCCGCAATGTAGTACAATGTCCGGCTGATCTCCAGAAGCAGCACCTCGTCCTCCGCCAGCTCGTAGTCGCAGAACTCGTTCAGCAGTGCGCGTATCTCCGCCCAGTGGCCCAGATCGTCTCCGCCGCACATCTTCGCCAGAAACACCTTGCACACGGCAAACTCCCCGGCGCTTGTGGTCACGGTCTGCATCGGTTCCTTCATGCCATGACCCAGGTTGTCGCCCTTAAACTTCACCACTTGGTCGATGAATTTCCGGAACGTGGTGCCCGCCAGCTTCTTCACCGGCTTGCCCTTCCGCACCGGCCCCCACGTCTGGAATTCTTCTACGTTTTCGAGGATAATGACGCGGGGCCGTACCTCTGCCGCCCAGCGCAGCGTGATCCACGCGAGCCCACGAATCTTCCGGTCTACCAGTGCCGCTCCCTTAGCCTTGGAAAAGTGCTTACAGTCCGGCGAGAACCACGCCAGTCCCACAGGCCGCCCCCGGCACACGGATTTGGGGTCTACGTCCCACACAGACGCTTGCAGATGCTCCGTGTAGGGGTGGTTTGTTCTGTGCATCAGGATCGCCGCCGGGTCGTGGTTGATGGCAATCGCCACCGCCCTGCCCGTTGCAATCTCAATGCCTGTCGATGCACCGCCGCCGCCCGCAAAATTATCCACGATGATCTCTCCGGTCATCGTCTCTTGTGCAAAAACCATATCAATCTCCAAACACCACGCCGCACTCGTCCTTCAGCACGTCCTTGATGTGCTTCCGCTTGATGCGGCCCTCGTTGATCTCCTCCGCCAGTTTCTCCAGGCACTCATACAGATACGCGATGCTGTGGGTGTCCCGGCTCAAATGCTGTTTACCCATGTCAATACCTCACTCCTATATAGTCTAGCACCCGCGCATAGCCAAGGCCGTCTTTCGTGGGCTTCCACAACCCGTCCGTGTCGAATGCTCCACCGCCAACGCAGAACGCATAGTGCTTCGGGTGCGTCAGTTTCATGCGTTCAAAGCGGTTGACGCCTTTTTCTAGGTGCGCACCGAACGCGCAGAACATACAGCCCGTCCCCTGGCATCCTGTGCAGTGCAGCTTGCAGTCGATCAGCGTCGCGCCGTAGTCGTTCTCGCCGTCGCTGGCCACGATGTCGCCGTACACGCTGGCGTAAAAGAGATGGTTGTCTATAATGAACCGAAGCACGTCCTGCTCCGTCCAGAAACTCATGGGCTTAGATAATGGACGCCTTCCTTCAAAGGCGTTGCAGCCGGTTTCGCGCCATTTTTGCATCCGCAGAAGACTTTCCTCCGCCATTGTTGCCGTCATGGGCTTGACATCCGCTCGGTGCTCATAGCTCTTTGATGGGGACTTTTTCATAATTCCACAACACTTGTCTGATATGAGGAATGGAGCCGAAAGCAAATACTCCCACTTTTCGCAGTTGTATATGCTCTTTTCCCCATCGGGGCGTAAGACCTCCCCACGCAATAGCTTCATACTTCGGCTATCTGGTGAACGCCGCGCGGTTTCTATCCGGTGCGCTACGTCTTTACTGATGATGCTGTACCCGTACTTCGTCACCACCTGTCGAACGTTCATCTTCGGACGCAGACGGCGAAGGTTTACGGTCACGCGGAGAAACTCCCTCCGCAGCCAGTCAGCGTACTCATTGACGAACTTCTGTATCTCCGGGTACTCCAACCCAGTGTTCACAAACACAAGATTCAGCTCCCAGGGCGGTGTCTTGAAACTCGACAGGTACCGCGCCGCCAGATACGCCAGCACCGTGCTGTCCTTGCCGCCGGAGAAGCTGACGTAGCACTGCCCGCCCCATGCGGTGTACCACTCGTCCAACTTCTCGTAGGTGGTCAGTTCCTTTGCCGTCAAATCCAGCGCCATCAGTTTTCGTGCCGCCTCTTTTGTCAGCGGCTGGTTGACGTGTATCATGCGTCCCCCCCCCTATACCGCCACGCAGTCCATCAACTGCGCCATTGTGGTGATGGTAACGCCGCACCACTCCGGCAGGTTGGCACGCACCAGCGCGGATGCCACCGGCGGACACACCGCATTGCCGCACCGCGCTACCTGCGCGCTCTTCTTGTACTCATTGCCCTCGTAATCGCG